CGTTCTTCTGCAATGCAAACCATTGCACAAGACCTCTTCCGTAATCGTCCAATTGACCAAAAGACTTTGGACAAATACTTTAAGACAGGTCAAGGCGATCCCAAGACCTTTGAAGTGGAACTCAATAAAATGGCATTGGAACAGAACATGTCTCCACAGGATTACCTGATGATAAGGCAGTCTGCTTCTACTAAGATTCCTCAATTGAGAAGCTTACAGCGGAGAGTACAATAATGGCTGATGAATTAGCTACAATGTTTGCGCCAGCTTATAGAAAGGGAGAATCTCTTCCTATACAGATGAGTTTAGCAGATTTATATTCTATGGCTAAGATTGCTCAAGCAGGCCGTGAAAAAGGCATGCCTGCTTGGGGTCAAGAAAAGCTATTAGATAAAATGCTTCTAGAAGGCCGTGCTGATGCTGGATATAATTCTTATAACAGGAATAATAAACGAGCTGTTTCTTTAGAAGGAGATGCTTGGAAAGCTGCTACAGAGAACAATCCCTTAGCCTTAAATCAACGTATTTCTGGGTATCCATCAGCGGTATTAGATAAGGATGAAACAGCTAGAAGATTGAATATCCCAATTGAGCGTGCATGGAATGGTACAGGAAAAGTTATAGCAACTGGACGTACTGGAGCACAACATGCTCAACGTGCTGCTCAAATGGCAGGTACACAGGATGATCCAAGAAACGCTCCTGTAAAGGACTTTCTAAATCGTGCAGCCAAAGACGAACTTACCCCAAAAGAACGTTTAGCCATTATGGCTGGAAACCATCAGTTATGGGAAGTGTTTGAGAATCAAGATAATGAAGCTCCTTTACGTAAATATATGAGGGACAATAAAGTTACTTTTGACGATCAAACGCAGCGTCTTCTTTCTAGTTCTTCTGTATTAAAGACTGCTTATTTACGGGATATGGGTATACAATCTCCAAAACATCCATATGCTTGGGAACAACCCACAGGCGTTCCTGGTACAGGTTCTTCCACGTATAATGAAAGACGTGAAGAAGCTAATAAAGCACTGGAACTTAAAATGATTGAACGTGATCCAGAAGCAAGAGCATATATTCAAGATAGATTACATGGTCCCGTAAGGGAACCTTCTGTAATAGATCGTTTTTATGACTGGCTAGACACTCGTCGAAACCCCTTTAAATGAAAAAAGCCCCCAAGGATTGCTCCAAGGGGGCTATTTTTTTGTCTATTCTTCTTTCATCTTCATAATTACAAAGCGAAAGATTAGTAGGTTCAGGGCAATAAGCCCTTCGTAATCATCATCGTCGTCTCCAGACACATGCTCGATACCGAGCTGGCACCCGTTAATTAGTTCTACAACAACTACCCTCATACACCACAGCTTCCACCATGGCCTGTGAATTCACAGATGTCCACTTCGTCAAAGATCATGTCTCTGCTCTTAATGGCGTCTTCATAAGGGACGCTCGTGAGAGGTTGTCCGCCTCGGCTTCCGTCTGGATAGCAAGTAAAACCTCGCAGTCTTGGGGCATATTTTGCAAGAGTTTCTGTAAAAGACTGTACGCGCTTGTCATTGTTTCCAGCACTTCCCCAGGAGGGTAAATTGATGGTTGACGAGATTGACATGTCAACGTAATCTTGAATGTCTGCTTGGAATTTGATTCGTTGTTCATAGTTTTCACTTAAGTCAATAGCCGATTCAATCTTACTTGGATCAACTCCATACTCTGAGATAAGGTTCTGAGCCGTTCCATCAACAACATACTGGTATTTCCACTTTGTTCCTTCAGTAAGGAAGCGTCGCTTGTAAGCCACTGCAAAGAGAGGTTCAATACCCGTAGTCGTGCCTGCAAGGATTCCAATTGATCCTGTAGGAGCAATAGCTCTGTATGCAGCTGGGTGGTTGAGGTAGAATCGATCACAGTGCTCATTTGCTGCTGCTTCGCTTTCTTGCTGATAGACCTTTAACCATTTGTGGAGTTCTGGGCTAACAATATATCCAGTGCCTCGCTTAAGTAGCCATTCATGGATCCCCATGAGACCGAGTCCGAGCCTACGATTTTTCTCGCGAACTCGATAAACTTTGTCGTAAGGCAAATCCGCTCGTAGAGTTCCGCATACAAGGAACTTAGAGGCAAGTTGTACAATTGACTTGAACTCATCAATATTTTGAATATTGCCAAGATTGATGCTACCAAGATTACAAACATCACTGTCGTCTTCCGAAGTAACCTCAGTACAAGCGTTCCGAAGGGTTTCATTTTGTTTCTTTCCAAAGTTAAAGCTGAAGCCAGGTTCTCCTGTCATCAGTGCCTGACGGCAGTTTTCTATAAACACGGGATTATTAGCTAGGCTATAGCTAGTTGGATCCCCATCTTTCATCATGAATGCTGCATCGTCATAATTAACAGAAATGTTAGTCATGTCCAATGGAGCATGGGCATTGAAGTCCTTCTCCTTAGCAGCTTTTACGTCTGTTGACCAGTCTTTAACGTGCAAGAATTTATCAACATCTTCATGTCCCCAATTAAGAGAGGCATAAATTGCAGAACGTCTCGAGCCTCCTTGCATAACATTTCGCCCGATTTCGTTGATCGCATGCATAAGCGGAATAGGTCCTGATGCAGTGCCACCTGTTCGGCTAAGAGCCTTTCCAGCAGGACGGAGTCGCGAATAGTCAATTCCAATTCCGCCCCCAGTCATTAAGCAAGACATTGCACGCCATGTTACAGCACTCCATTCTTCTCTAGTATCTTCTTCTGCTCGTAGCAGATAACAATTATTATAGGCTTTGTATGGACGACCTGCATAATAAAGGTAGCGTCCGCCTGGCAGGAATTTCATTTCCTTGATATACTCAACGAGCTGTTTCTGTTCGTCTTTAGACATGAGGGCTTGTTGTGTACCCCAACGAGTACCACAAACATCCTCTACAAGACGTTCAGCCAACTTATCCCATGTATCCCCTGGGCCTTGAGCATATTTGTAGCGAAAGATATTTTCGCCAAAAGAGTTACGGAATCGATTCGTTTCTGTCATATTTTCCTTATAAAAACTTTGGGTTTATTCGAACCACCCAAAAGTTCGTTTTCTTTTTTTAGTGCATCACGTTCTAGACAACACAGTTCACAGTGACCTCTTTTCATCCACATACGATGCTTCTGGCAACGGTATGGGTGAGGTTTGGGTTCTGGGTTGGTAGGTTCTGATGGTTTCTTTTGCATCTTTTTCCTGAAGTTTTCGTTCTATGAAAGGCTTTTTAGCTTGTTTCTTTTTCATTCCACAGCATGTACTAGGTCTTCAAAGCATAGGTTTATCTCATCTTCAAAGGCTTCGACAAGATCACCTATCTCTATTCCAATGATGTCCAAGAACTCCACAACATCTAGGTTATGCACAATAAGTGTTTTTAATTCGTCAAGTTTCATTATGTGCATAAGAAGGTGTTTTTTCAATGTAATCTCTCATCATGTCAACGAGAGCTTTCTCTAGGAGATAGCCCACCTCTTTAGGTGAGAAGGTTACTTGTAGAGTTGCGCTACCGTCATCATGTTCTGTAATGTCATTTATGTCCATTGCGCTTCTCCAGTTCTCGGTTAATATACCATACAGCCTTACGTAAATCCTCTACGGCATCTTTCTTAAGGTCACAACGCCAGATGTACTTAAGAGCATTGCCTAGATTAAACCCCATATGCTCTGTAATCTGAATACATTCAATACCAGAGGGATGCAGGGTGTAATGCAAGGGATGCTCTACAGGATCGGGCTGTGGGGAGTTTAGTTCCCCGTAATGTTTTATGTCTTTCTCATTTAGCATACTTTTTATTTATGTAGTTTAATGAAACGGGCATTAAGTCAAACTCACCGTCATGCACATCATGAAGCATTAAGAATCCACGCCAATGTCTGTTGCCTTGGCTGGACATGTAGTCTTCATCATGCTCATAGCAGGAACCTGCAATTACTGACGTGAGGAGTCCACCGTCTGCTTTGTAGCCTGTCGCGATTTGTAAGCCTTGCTGATGTCCTTGTATACACGACATGTGCTTCTTGCTAAGGCAGGCAGCAGCAGTTGTGACAGGACGACCCATAAGCCCAGTAGTAAAGTAATGGGAATAAGCAACGCCATCAATAACAGCAACATCAAGGAACTCATGAACGTCCCAACCATACTCCTCATAATTGAGATCTCTAATAGAAAGAACTCCTTCAAGCTTTGGATCATCATTGACGGCTCGGTTGATTCTGTTTTCATGATTGCCTAGAGTCAATACCAACTGTGGTTTGTATTGCTTTTCCTTATTCTTCTTAGCTCGTGCATTAAACTCCCATATAGGAGACAGGAAGCTAACCATAGCGCTCTTACTCGCTTCAATATCTGAGATGTAACGTCTACCTTCAAAGCTTTTCTTTCCAACATCGTAACTAGATAAACTAGGCATGTCTGCAAAGTCTCCAATACATACGATTGTATCAGGCTTCTTTTCTACAGCATACCTACCGATTTTACTGAGATAGGTAAAGTCAATCCCAGGTTTTGCCTGTACGTCAGGCAGGACTAAGTGTTTCGCCATTTGCTAAAATGAATCCTACGTTTGCTAATGAATAGGCAAAGAATGATAGGGCCATGCCCATATTACCTTTAAAGAAGTAATCCAATGCCACACCTATGTAAATAAGTCCTGTAATACCTAACAGGACGTTGCTCATTGGATATGCTCAGATTTACCAGAGGCTATGTCTGCTTCTGAATGTTTAGCAGTGAAGGGAATAGCTCCCATCTGTAACAGAGTGTTTAGTCCAATCTTTAGGATGAAGTCTAGCTCATTCTGTTCAAGCTCACCCTCAAACTTAACTGTTCCTTGCTCTGTCTCAATACTTTTACTTATTAGCATGTTTCTTTGATATTTCTTTCTCTATTTTAGTTTTATCTGCGTGGCATATTTTGCACAGTACCTGTAGGTTCGGAGCCTCACAAAACATTCTGTCGATGTAGGTGTCCCAAGATACAAATCCTTTCTTGGGGTCAATGACAGGCTTTATGTGGTCTACTTGTACGTCTTTCTGTGTATACTCTTGCTCACACATTGCACATAGATAATGTTGTGCTAAACGTCCTGTTGCTTTATTAACCTTCTTCTCGGTCTTGGCAGCATTAAGTGTTTCATACTTAGGAGGCCATTTGCGACTCCCTGCCCTGAGTGTAGAGGTTACAAAACTACGATAACGAGCTTCAGTCCATTTACCCCCGTTACGTCGGGAATTTCCAGATTTCATTCTCGTTCCTACGTATCCATAAGCATATGCCGTTCATGAGAAGGCGTTCATCATTGTCGTAAAGATTACGGACAAACTCAAACATGTCAAGCTCATCGTCGTAACTATCCAACTCGGCAAAAACAGGCTCGAGCTTCTTTGGGATGGTTTGTCTAGCTTTCCCGTCAAAACCAAAAATATTGTCAGTACGGTCGCCCATAATAAGCTGATAATAGAAATGCCGAATAGCTGGTATTGCAAACTGTTCACGATGTACTCCTGTTACAAAATTAAAATGATCTCCAGGAATCATCAATAGGTCTTTATCTATGGTACAAATGACAGAGTCTTTGTGAGCCATTTGATAAATGCCCATGGCATCATCCGCTTCTTGTTCATTCTCTACAGATGCTCCCCACTCTGTACAAAGATATTCACGGACTTGCTGTAACCATTTAGG